AAAATGAAAAGCCTGACCTATCGAGTGCTAATCAACTTAAGCTACGCTGAGTTGCCAACAGAAGCCAAGCAATATGTTGATCGCTTAGTTCTTAAAACATCAAAAAACCCCTTTGTATCAAAACTACTAGAAGGAGTTTATGAAAGCGTAATCAAAGCAGATGACAATGATATAGAATGTCTTTTAAGCAGTGCATTTATTGACGCTGATTCAAATAGGAAAGTAGGATGTTTTTGGCGTTTTAAAACTGCTATACTCCAGTTTATCTTTTCGATTTTAACAGGTGTAGCAATACCTAATCTTCTCAAGAAAAACTATTGTCTTTTTCTACAATCTTTTGTTATAGCTAGTTACCTTGTAAAGGAGGGTTATGTCATTCTCCCATTGATGGGACTACGAATAAAGCAAGAAACAACTAAAAATAATCTACAAAAGGAGTAACCCAATGGACATTCAACGCGCAATGCTAGTTCAGAGAAAATACAATAGCTTGCCTACCGAAGCTAAACAATACGTTGATACTTTACTATTAGAAGTGAAACAGAATCCTAAATTAGACTATTTAGAACTGTTTTATAAATCCGCAATCAAGGGCAATATAATGGATTGTCTTGTTCTTGGTAATTACGATTGGAATCAATCTATTACAAAGAAAATAACATTTTGGGTGTGGTTATTTCTTGCTTTTTGTAAGACAGATGTTCCTATCCCTAAACAGTTGAAAAAGGATGCTAACTTGTTTATGGAAGCTATCGCTATAGCCTCTAATTTTGTAGTAGAGGGTGATTATAAAGAAATATACGGAACGTCTCGCATCTGGTGATTAACTTACAACCCAAGCACAACTGAGGAGTAACAAAATGAGTGCAAATTCAAGAAACAAAATCAGAACCTATGGCTCTGCACGGGGGGAGTTAATAGTGATCGATCCCCGACTAATTTCTTTTAGACTGGCTAATGGTGATTTTATTGGTCCGAGAATAGGAATACATGACGACGGCAAAATGCGCGTCCTACCTAGCGAAACTCATTTAACCTTTAGTCAAGACTTAATTGAGTCCATCTCAGGGGAAAACGGATGGAATACCCGCGTTACCTACGACTTGGAGTTAATTCAAGAATTAGCCGATAAAATACTGGCATCAGGCGTAATCTATCAACCTTTACATCTAATAGCCGATGGTGATAGATTGTTTCCCATGGACGGCCATCGAAGGGTCTTGGCTTGGTTGCTTTTAGCCTCTCAAGAGATTATTGTTCCTAATGTTTTGGCAATTATTAAGCCTCTAGCATCAGGTCTGACCGTCCGTGATTTAGAGTATCAAATGCTCTCCTACGGCACTGATAGCGAAAAGTTATCAGTGTACGATAAGGCAAAATTGATTAGACGGCATTTACACGAGGATAGATTAGCTGGTTTAACTGAAGAGCAGTCCTGCCAACAGTTTTGTGAAAAGACGGGATGGAAAAAATCAGAATATAACCGAACTTTAGAGATTTCCTCGATGTCTAGTCCGACATTAAAAGCAATCGAAGGTAAAGTATCGGAAACGACTTTACACAATCTTGTAAGGAAAAATGAACTAACACTCTCGGAAAAAGAAAATGTGCTTTTGGAAACTGTAGCTATAGCAGAAGAAAGAAAAATAAAAGCCACTGGGGAATTAGTCGAATCAGTAACAGCTAATTTTATAGAGTCTAAAAATCCAACCTTTTTAGACTCCGATGAGAACGTAAAATCCAGTGATGAATTAGAACCAAAACCCATTAAACTTACTCCTAAAGCTAAAGACATTAAGTATCTACTAATGACTTTAGCAACCGAAGGAAATGCAAGGCAAACAGACGATGATACAATGACCGTAGATTTTCCCAAAGAGTTATGGGAAAAAGTTATTAATTTTGTAGAAAGATTAAGTTAAAATCAGCTATCAGTTATCGGTTAGAAATTGCTAAATAAATTAAAAAACGATGAGCCAAAATCATGCACGTACAAAAACTCAAATTAGACTGCTATCCCAAAAATTAGCAGATACAGTTGGTAAAGAAATATTTGCTTCTTTAGAAAGAGGAGATCAAGAAGATATCTTTGAGCAAGTGCTTACAAACCTCTACAATTGCTATAGACTTAATATCTACATGAAAAGTTGGTGCGGAACCACATTTCATGTCATTGAAGCCCTGCTATCTAAACTGGAAAAAACAATGAACCAAAAAAATACACTTAACCCCGAAATTCTACTGATGGCCACAAAACTAGCAGACCAAGTCCATGATATTTTTCCCTTTTCTAGCAAAGAAGAAAAAACAGTCTTTTTTGAACTAATGCTTTTAGATTTGTCGCTTTTAGCTTCTCAAGACGGATGTGTAGCGGCGGGGAATGGGATAAAGACAATTGAAGCTTTACTATCTAAGTTAGATTAGTTTAAAATTAGCTATCAGTTATCAACTAAAAATCAAAACAATTAGGAGTAAAACAATGACAAAACCACTAATATTGAATGAGCCAGCCTCTTTTCAGCTTCAAGAAATGATCGAAAAATTATTAAAGTTAGAAGATGCTAGTGGCTTCAATAAAGAGGAAAAAGCTATTCTCTATGAACAAATGCTCGATAAATTAGTGTCTTTAGACTGTGTAGAAGCAAGATGTGCATTAGAAACGATTAAAGTTTTATTAATTGAGATAGAGTGCCTTACATTTGATATACAAATTCTTAGTTGTCAGTTATCAGATGTAAGCGATCAATTATCAGATGTAAGTGATCAATAATTAGTTAAAAAATCAAAACAATTAGGAGTATTATGTCTTTTTTCGTCTCTTCAGATTGTCCTGCTTGTGAAACAGAGTGGACTTGTCCTGACCCCGTACAACTGAGTCCAGAAAAAATAGAACAAGAAAAAAACAGGCAGAAAAAAAGATTTTTAGAAGTGTGCACACAAGCCGTGTCTGCCAATCAAGATGCTCCAACAAAAGTTGTGTCAATCCGGGTAAAACGAGAGCTATGGGACGAGATGTGCCAAAGATCAAAGGTTTTAGGGCTAAAAACCCAAGAGGCATTTGAAATTGCCCTAAAGTTTTACCTTTTTATCCCCATTGAGGACGAACTCACTGCTAGAAAAGAGGGCGAAGATGCCTTTTACAACTCTTTGCGTGACCCAGAACCTAAGCGTAGCAAGGATTTACAAGTGTAGTGCAAGTGTAGTATTTACCGATCAAGAAATTTCTGCTAGGATAGTAAATACTTTGATTTGCTCCCTCCTACCCATCTACCCAACAAAAAACCCGCTCGGAAGCGGGTCTGTAAACAAAACACTTTTCTTTTATTTCAATAACATTTATGGTAACACAATCCTCGAATCGTGTCAAGATCAACGAAAACAATCCTTGCCCCCACTGTGGTAAGACTGATTGGTGCTATATGTACACAGCCGAGGACGGCAATCTACTCTCGGTATGCAAGCGAAACTACGACCCCGCACCAGGATGGGAAAAATCGAGCAAAGTAGATAGTGAGGGTACACCGCTCTATTATCTCAAGAAAGAACCCAAATTTTCTGCCTATAAAGAAGAAAAAGCCCAATACTTCCTTTATCCCCCTCTTGCCAACAGCTTGAAAATCCGTGTGTACCGGAAGGACTATCAAGAGAATGGTATCTGGAAAAAGGATATCAGACAGCAACACTCTACAGACAATGGTAAGACTTGGAAGTGGGGCATAGATGATATTGAGTACAAAGATATACCTCTTTATCGTCAAGACCGCCTAGAAAAGGCTATTAAAGAAGGAAACCGGGTATTTGTAGTTGAGGGCGAGACTAAAGTAGAAAAGCTTGAATCTCTAGGATTAGTTGCCACTTGTAATATAGGCGGATCAAAGAAATGGCAACCGTCCCACACAGAAGCTTTAAAGGGAGCAAATCTGATTTTATGTCCCGATCGTGACAAAGGGGGAGTGGCTCACTGCCAGAAAATTTATCAAGACTTCCCAGAAGCGAAATGGCTTTATGCCTATCCAGATTCTCCTTTATGGGATCATTTACCAGATTCTCAAGGGGTAGATATTATCAATTGGATTGAGGAAAAGAAAATTGATCTTAAGGAATTATTAGCCTCAATAGTTGATGAACCAAAAGAAATAAAAGAGAGAAAAGAAAAGGAAGTCACAGTAACAGAAACGATGACTTTTCAAGACCTAATAACAGCTATTGACGGCTGTATTGGTCAAGACGAAACAACCCGAACTCAGTGGCAAGAAAAAGTCGATCTGTGGGCAAAAGCCACTGGTAAAAAGCCAACAGAAATACGGCATTTAATTGACATCCGTAAAACAGAAATAGCGGAAGGTGACGCTATTAAAATAGGATTAGAAGGTTTCCTGAAAGGTAAGCATTACCAGAAAAAAGAGATTGATCTTTTTGAAATACTTCCCCAACCTTTAGCCGAAGCGATTATAAGTCGCGCTAAAACATTAAATCAACCCCCAATCAGATTGCTGCATTCTTTATGGCCAATACTAGGAGCTATTTTAGGAAGTCGGTTTGCAATTAACCTCCGAACTACTGTAAGAGAAAGGGAATGCTGGAAGGAATACCCGATCTTCTATTGTGCAGACCTGGGCGGGGTTTCTACCGGTAAAACTCTCACTCAAAACGAAGTTTGTCGGGTTTTGAAAAGAAAAGATTTAGCCGAGCAAAAAAGAGTTACTAAGGAACAATCCACACTAGACGATCTAAAAGCTGCGTGGCAAGAGATGTCAGCGTCAGATCGCAAGGCAAACAAAACAAACACTGAAATCAACCCTCGTCTTTATGAGAAAGAACATTGTCAGGCGCGTCGGTGGTTTTACGATGAGGGGACTCTTGACGGTATTTTAAAAACAATGTCCTCGCAACCTTCTTGGCAAGGTGGGGTAGTCGTATATGATGAGCTATCGGGATTTTTCGAGGGATTAAATCAGTACCGATCAGGTGGTAAAGGTAATGATCGGCAACGAGATTTAAGCAACTGGAATGGCCCTATCCGAAATACTTTTGACCGGGTAAACAAAGACAATCGATACTATTTAGACGGGCAAACACTTAATAAATTAGGTGGGATACAAGTCGAGAAACTCAGAAAATATCTTGATTTATCCAATGATGTTGACGGGGCGGTTTCTCGGTATCTTTTCTTACTTCATGAACCCCTTGATCCTCGTCCTGGCAGACCGCCGGAAGATCCCAACTCTATTGACGAGTGTATCGAAACACTGGTCAATCAAATCAGTGGAATTACCCTAGAAGCTGATGAAAATGGGATTGTCGATCCTTATAATTGTTGGTTTACCTCGAACGGGGAAGACTACGCTTTCGGGATTAAATACCATTACGAGATACTTATTAAGAAGTACCGAGCGATTAATCCATCATTTGCTTCCTACTTAGGAAAACAAATGAAGACCTTTTTAAGGCTTACATTAAGTATCCATCTTCTCAATTGGATATTTGATCCAGAGAATACTAATCTTTACAGTATTCCTGTGCAAACAGCCATTAAAGCTGCTAAGATGACCGACTTCTATATCAGTCAATTCTTGACAATTCAGGGAGTTACATCTCAGGATGAAAATCCAGTACAGGGTATCTTATCCGAGATATGGGAAATTGTTAAAACTGCTGGAAAAATGACACCCCGGGAAGTTGTCGGCAAATTCGGCGGACGTAAAATTAACGGAGAAAGAGTAAATACCTCTATCGCCCGTACCCTACTTACTCAGTTGGAACAAGCTGGTTATGGACGACTAGAGATCAAATCAAGGGGTATGGTATTACACTATCAAGAGCCAAAAGAATTGGAAGCTTTTGAGATAGAAGATGAATCCCTAGAATACCAATCAGAGATAAAAGAAGAAATTGTTCAAGTTGCCGGTCCCACTTTCACACACCCAAAAAATGAATCGATCCCTAATTCTGACATGGTAGAAGTTGAATCGGAGCCAGTAATCGATGAGTTATCGGCAGATGGCATTCACATCGATAGCCTCCCCGATCTTGAAAAAGAAACCGTATTAATACGAACGGCTGCATCTGTAGAGATAGGAGAGCGAACTATCCCACCAAGAGCGGTCGGAAAAGTTATAGAAGCAACTTTTGACACTTTTGACAATCAATGGCTTTTGAGGGTAGAAACTGTTTTAAATGGATCTGTAATTACTTTTACAATTCCGTTTTCTAATTGTTATTTAGAGGATATAAGTACCTGATAGGATTGACAATTTTAGGAGTCCCTGATAGGATTGAAGTGCTAGAGTAGCTTGGTAGCTAAAGGCTGAAACGGAGCCTTCAACCGAAAAGGGACTTAATGCAAAAAATAAAGTTATTTTTTGTTTCAAAACTGAAATTTGCGAATCCACCGAACTTGGCAAAGATTGAGTGAGGGAAGGGCGTTTCGTCAGGAGTAGATTCAATTAAGTTTTGCGGGTTCAATTCCCGTCTCTAGTACCTATGATCGGACAATACCTTCCTTCTCGATACCCTGAAAAAGTTTATCGTGTTAATTCCTATGGTCAAGTCTTTCCCCGGTGTAAACCATTGGGGGTTATTAAGACTGCCATAGGAATCTACTATCACTTTGAATCAATTGATCGCCTCACAAAAGGAGAACATTTTTACTGTTTTCGCAAAGAAGATTTTACAGAAATTTCTTGACAATTCTAGTAAAATAATGTAAGATTTAAGTAATGAATCAAGGAGAAAATCATGAAGCTTATCGTAAACATGAAAAACAATGAAATTAGTTATTACGCTAATTTCTATGCCG